TCGGTATGGCAGACACCCACGCCGAAACTGACGGTAACACAATGTCAATCAACTTTTGGGGTCTTGAAAACTGGTGGGGCAACAAAGCAGAGTGGGTCGATAACGTGGTTGTCAATCCCAGCAGCGTAAACGGCGTATGGCGTATCACCGATAAGGACGGACACAGCCGCGATGTACAGGGATTCTCTACACCTACAGGCGAGTGGGCATACCCCAAGTCCGTAGTTCTCGGCCAGCACCTTGACATGGTGGGCAAGACTCTCGGCGGCAGCACATCAAGCGGCCTATGTGACGGTCAGTACCTCGGTGCATCCACCTCGCGGGTCGTCTGCCGCTCGTACAGCTATGCGGTTGCGAGTGGCGGCGTGGCGTGCGCGAGTGCGAATGGCGATTCATCGCGCACGCTTGCGGATGTTGGCTCGCGTCTTGCCTTCGCCGGTGAGATTCACATTGAAACTGACGTAAACGCATTCAAGGCGTTATAATTGCAGTCGGCTACCATTCCCCGCAGTGGCGCGTAAGCGTACGCGGGGCGTGGCCCAGCCGCGCTGAATACACAAAAACAAAGGCGGAAACTTGCACCTCGCGGGTCGTCTACCGCTCGAACAACAATGCGAATGCGAATGGCGGCGTAGCGTACGCGAATGCGAATAACGATTCATCGAACACGAATGCGAATATTGGCTCGCGTCTTGCAAATATAAAATTTGAAGTGCGCAAGGGAATGGGAATGAATGCAGGTTACAATGTCCTCACGTGCTGGGGACGAAGGACTGGGCAAGTTGAGCCTCACCAAACCATTTGAAACAATAATGGAGGTGGAAAAACACGGCGCACGAGCCAACCTCAAGTAAGTTGGGCAACCAAAGGTTGAAAGCGGTCACGGCTCAAACGAATACAGGCCCACGCGGGCCACAGAGAGATAGTAAACATTAACGGACATTGACGTATTGAACAAATGAAACGCTACGGCCACATCATCGAGGAAATTGTGGAGTGGGACAACATGGAACGTGCTTTCAAATACGTGCTGCGCGGTGCGCGTGGCCGCAGTAAGTCGGGCGTGTTTCTCTATCAGCATAAAGACGATGTGATACGTAAGTTAATCGAGGAAATCGAAAGTGCCACGTTCCGAATCAAGGGTTATCGTGAATCGGAAATCATCGAACGCGGCAAGCACCGCACCATTCAATCGGTATGCCTCACTGACCGCGTGGCGTTGAACGCCATTATGTGTGTCGTAGAACGCTACCTCGCACGCAGGTTCATAAAGGATTCTGCAAGCAGCATCAAGGGGCGCGGCACGCACTATTTGGCACAGCGCATCCGGCGTGACATGAAACGCGACCCCGAGGGTACGCGCAAGGTGTTCAAGTGGGACATACACCACTATTACGACAGCATACCGCAGGACAAGATGATGCAGGTATTACGTTCGGTATTCAAGGATGCACGGTTACTGACGATACTTGAACGCTGCGTAACGATGATGCCCAAAGGTTTGAGCATCGGTTTGCGCAGTTCACAGGCGTTCGGCAACCTGTACCTCGACTATTACGTAGACCATATACTGAAAGACAGGGAACGGCAACGCTATCACCGGCGATACTGCGATGACGGCGTACAGCAGGACAGCACGTTTTATGCCTTGACGCATACGGCCCGCGTAGTGCAGCAATGCACGGCGGATGCCGAGTTGCAGATTAAACCCAACGTGCAGATGTGGGACATCAACGACAGGCCGTTGGATTTCCTCGGTTTCGTGATGTACGGTGACGGCAACGTGAGAATACGCAAGCATATCAAGCAACGGTTTGCAAGGCGTTACAAACGTGTCAAGAGCCGGACGCGCCGGCAGGAACTTGTCGGCTCATTCTACGGCATAGCGAAACACGCAAAAGCGGCTCATTTGTTCAAGACGATAACAGGAATGAAAATGGAGGATTTCGCAAAACTGGGAATTACCTACGAACCCGAGGACGGCAAGAAACAATTTGATTGCCGCCGCGTGGCATTGTCAAGCCTGTTAAACGAAACAATCATCATCAAGGATTTTGAGGATGATATAAAGACACGAGAGGGTGACAAACGTATGCTGGTATTGTTCGGCTATGAGGGCCGCGATGATGAAGGCAAGTTTTTCACCAACTCAAAGCGGTTGAAACAAATCTTGCACAAGGCGCAGGATGCCGGCGTACTGCCGTTCCGTACCACCATACGCAAGATTGATTTCGGCGCAGGAAAGAACGAATTTATATTCACTTAAAACAACATTACATCATGAATGAGTTTGAGAAATCAGTACGCGGTTATGCTGCAGCAGGTATTCCGCAGGTAGAGAATGCAGGTGACAACGTGTTTATCGTTCGCTGGGGTATCGAGCCTAACATCGTGGACGGTGAAACACAGGGCGTAAAGTTCTTTACACGTTCATTCAAGGGAATGCCCACACTGGGCGACCTCGTGGACGCAATGGTACGTGTTCAGTACACGGTATCGGACGAACTGGCATTGCTGCGTCAGCGTGACGGCAAACCCGAGGAATTTGCGGCATACAACGAGTTCGTGGAGGCGTGCAAGGCCGAGGCAAAAATCATGCTGGGCATCAACGCCGGCAGCGAGGCGGAGGCAGAGTAAGGACGTATAAGGCGTTACAACAATGGTAATGCAGTTCAATATGTACCCGACAAAGACACTGGCAGGAATAGTGGCTGGGTTCGTGGGCGTTATGTCCGACAACCTGTTACCGCTATTCATTGCCGTTGTCGTATTCGAGGTAATGGATTTCGTCACCGGCGTAATCAAGTCGGGTGTGGTAAGCAAGCGCAACGGCGGCAAGTTCGCGTTCGAGAGCATCAAGGCATGGCGTACGATATACAAGTTTGTGTTCATACTCATAGGCATTGTACTCGCGGAGTTGCTGGATGCCACCATTGCGGACGGCACGCGCCTACGACTGGCGAATTACTTTACGGCGTTCTGTTGCGGTGTGGAGTTTTGGAGTTTCCTCGAAAACGCCGCTATCATCAGCGACCACCCCATTTTCCGCTTTCTCAAACGCTTTATGAAGGAGAAGGTGGAGGATGCAATCGGCACAAAGATTGACGAGAAGGAATGAAACACTTTACACTGAAAGAATTATGCCGCAGCAATACGGCGGCTAAACTGGGCATCGACAATACGCCGGATGCCACAGCAGAGCGCAACCTCACATTGTTGGTCGATAACATTCTCGACCCCCTGCGTGAGAAATTCGGCAAGCCTATTTATGTGAATCGAGGCTATAGTTGCCCCGAAGTCAATAAAGCCGTAGGCGGTGCAGACAACAGCCAACACCAATACGGCGAGGCGGCAGACATAACCGCCAAGAACCAAGCCGACAACGCCGAGTTGTTCCGCATCATCAAAGACGAGTTGCCGTTCGACCAACTCATTTGGGAAAAGGGAAACGACAAGTACCCTGCGTGGGTTCATGTAAGTTTCGTGAAGTCTGCGCGGCGACAGGTATTACGTATCAAATAACACGTCATGAAACAGGACAACAAGGACAACGACCGCAGTGTTTTGGCGATGATACTATTGTGGGCCGTGATACTCACGATAGTATTTGTCACGCTGTCAAGTTGCAAGGAGATTCGGTACGTGACCGTACCCGAGGTACATACGGAGTATGTGACAAAGGAACTGCGCGACACCGCGTACCAGCACGACAGCATCTATATAAAGGAGGTTTTAAAGGGCGATACCGTACGAATCACAGAGTATCGTTACAAAGACCGATTTCGCTACGTCTATTCGACTGACACGGTTATACAACGCGATACTATTTCGATTGTACATACAGAGGTGGTGGAGAAACCAGTTGCCCGAATGAACTCTTTGCAGTCGGCATTCTTTTGGCTGGGTATGCTGACGTTCATTACCGCGATAGGATATGTCGCCTATCGGTATATCCGTAGGCGTTTTCGTTCATAGGTTAATATTTGGATATATGGTTTGTGAGGGGTGCTGACCGCGAGGCCGGCACTTTTTATTTCATGTTCCTATACCCTTGTACCGGCACAAATGAAAAATCTTTCTCACTTTAACAATCTTTAACCATAAACATAGTACACCATAAAAAGATATGGTGTACTTTTGTAGCGTAGATGATTGATAATTACAAACCCTTAAATACAACGACAATGACAACAACAACTAACAACAGCAACTCAATGATTAACGAAATGATTGCTTATTGCGAGAAGGTATTAAACGTATGCAACAACGAGATTGAGTATTTGACACACCCCGAGAAGTACGGTTTTGGTATTTACAAGTGCAACAGCATTGTTATTAACAAAGAGCGTTTAATGACCGTGACCGTTGATGAGAACAACCGCACCAAGCACGAGTTCGCACCGCTCTACCCGACATACTTTTCACCCAGCGCAGCAAGGCAGATTGTTGAGGGCGATTTGTTTTCCGACTGCAACGGCAACCGCATCAAGTTAGAAATTGTCGGCAAACTCGAATACTACCAGTTGCTGAAAGCCGACACCGAAAAGAAGTACAACAGCATCAAGACTTTGGTTGCATAACAAACCCCGCAGGGCGGGGCAACCCGCCCGCGTTTTACTTACCCTACAACAACAAACTGACTATGCAGATAACCGTTAAACAACTGACCGACACCAACGCATCGCGCTACGAAACGGTAGACGTACACAAGTACGCAATGTATCAAGGCTACGACATATACACCGACAAAGACGGCTGGTATTACATACAACACAATGGCGAATGGAATTACTTTGCCAGCATGAACGAGGCAAAGAAGTTCATACGCGATATTGCAAAATGATTCATTGACCCTTTAATACAACAACACAATGACACAGATTTTATGCGCAACGAGTTCAACGCCCAGCAAGTGGGCCGTTAAGGACAAGAAGGTAACACCCGCCATGCGTGCAAATGCACGTGAGATTGCAGATTATTGGCGCTGGAAGTACAAGGAGGAAGGCGACAAGGTAGGCCGTATCAAGTGCGAGTGTGAGTTCGAGGAATACGAGGTGCATTTGCCGGTAACAAACGACAAGGGCCAGCAGGTCATAACGACTGCCTCGCCGGTAGACCATATCGAAATTGAATGTGTGCTTTACGTTCATGTCCCAGTACTGGGCATGGGGTTTGACTTCACAGACAAGTTTACCTATCGCTGGCGTAACGACACACAGGAATTTGAATACGAGGAAGGCACTTGTTATTGAACGGATATATGGAAAAGTCATTTGATAATGTAGACCGCAATAGGTATTACGGTATTAGAGTGGGCGATATTGTAAAGTACAATGTATCGCGCCTTGACACAGACGAGAAGGAATACAAGGTCGTTAAATATGGCTTTATGGATAATAACAGGGTGTACCTTCAAGATTCGGAAGGCAACATATTGCCGGCTGTTGCAGAATGGTGTGTAATAGTTAAAAAGGTTGAGGAAATCAAAGGAAATCAAGGGGAAATTTCCCCTAATTAAATGAGCAAGATATGAAAAAGAGCAGAGTACCACGCAAGATAAAGAAGGCAATACACCTGTCTTTGAATTATCCGAATTACCCGCGTACGAAGTGGGTGCGTAAGAGCGGCAAGTACGTGCGCAAGTTTGCCGGTTTGATGTTCAAGGTTGCCGCCGATACCGCGAAGGTCGTATGCGCGTTGGACGGAATGAGAAACGAAATAATGAGAATGAGAACGAATATGCCGTTGGGCGGCATCGTGAGTAACAAGTAAATACAGAACCTTGCAACTTTTTGCAGAATTAGCAAGAACTTGCTTGTAAACAACTGAAATAACATGGCACAAGGAGTAAAGGAGGGGCGCATACTGCGCGTAACGATTGACGGTGTAACAGAGTATTATTCGAGCATTGATGCGCTGTTCACACGCAGGACACCCGAGGAACTGGGAATAACACACAATACGGCGAAAGCATACCTGCACAGGCGCAATGGTGTAGCAGATGCCAAACGATGCCGGATTGAGTATGTGACATTGTGGGTTGCCGTGAGAGGCAAACGCATTGCACATTCGGAATAATTACCTAACTTTGCAGCGTTGTTGTAAAGGGTAATCTCTTTACGTGGAGGCTGGCCGTGTCGTTGCGGTTGGCCTCCGTCTTTTTAAAGGCCCAACAAGGTGCGTTTCTTTTGGCGTAGGATTACTTCAAGTGTAAGGCCGTTACATTGCAAGGCCGAGGCGAGAAAAGCGATTACAGGGCAAATATGAACTTCGCAATTACCCGCATGAACTTCGTACAACTTCGCAACCGTTGCGAAGTACTTGCCAAGTTTAGTTATCGCCAAATATCAAGTCGAGCAACTGGCGGTTGAGTTCATCAACCTTGCGGGTGTCGGGGTTGATGTATATTGCTGTTATGCGTGAGCCGTGACGATGCCCGAGGGCGGTACTTATCGTTTCCACGCTTGCACCCAGTTCGTTGAACGCTATCGTGGCCCACGAGTGACGCGCCCAGTATGTCGATAGTTTGTTGAACGGCGGTTCGGGTATCAATCGTTTCAGTCCGGCGTTGATGTGCTGGGTGTAGTCGCGTGCAGACTTGTAGCGGTCGCGTATGCACAGCAACCAGTCATGGCCCTTGTACTTGTCAAGCAGGGCGCGGGTTTCGGGTTCTATCTTTATGTCGTACAGGTGGCCGGTCTTTGCTCGCCGGTACTGCAAGCGGTCGCCCTGCAGGTTGTCATGTCGCAGGTCGCACAGGTCGGTTATGTTGATGCCGATTAAACACACAAGCAACGCGAATATGTCGCGGTATTCCTGCGTGAATCCCTCGCATGGTGTGTTGATGATACGCCGCAGGTCTGCAGATGTTACGCTGCGTTTGGCCGTTTCCGTTGAGCGCAGTTTGTATCGGCGGAACGGATAATTGGTTGTAAGTTCCTCGCCTACGGCGTAGTTCATTACCGCACGCAGGTTACGCAGGTGTACGTTGCGTGCGTTCTGCGAGGGCGTTCCCTTTTTCTGCATGGTACGGTTGAACGTATCGAGCCATTCCGCCGTGATGCTTTCGGCAGTCAAGGTGTCGGCATCCGGCATGATGTCGGCTATCTTGCGCCATGTGGTGCGGTATATCTCTTGTGTACGTGGGTTGTCATGACTGGCGGCGACACGTTCAAAGAGTTCGGACAACGGCACGCATTCCTGTTCATTGTCGTCACGTTGCAAGATGTCGCGTATTTGCTGGGCCGTGAGGTGATGCAGTTCGCCGTTGGCCTCCAACCTCAAAAGGCGGTTCTCTATTTCGGTACGTCTGCGGTCGAGGTAGTTCGTCACCTGTTGGCACTGCGCCCAGCGCGAGGCGGGCATCCGGCGTGGGCGTTGGTTCTCGCTGTCCCATTGCTCGGGGAACAGCCGCACCGACAGGGTGATGTATGCCGTGCGTCCGCCACGACTTATGCCGAGGCGCACAGGGTACGGCGCGTCACCGTAGCGGGCGTCAAGATACATACGCAGTTTCACGTTTCTTGCACTTATTTGTACTCCAAATGTCGCAGGGTTGCCCCGCTTTGCCCCATGTAGGGAAAATAAAAAGAACGGCCCAACTCACTTGTAAACCGTTCTCTTAATCAGTCGGGGTGACTGGATTCGAACCAGCGACCACACGCCCCCCAGTAGTAACGGAACAGGTCGTAAGTTGTTGATTATATGAGGTTGTCGAGTTGTGTCTTAATCTCTTGCACTTTTCTTGCACGTAAATCCACATTTTCCGCCGTGTTTCGCAGCATCGGGCCGTCACCTGTAAGCAGGTACTCGGGACTAACGCCGTAGTCGCGCACGAGGTACACCAACCATGCGGGAGTGATTATGCGGCGGTCGGGTTCTGTGCGCTGAAAATACATACTGCGTTTGTTCAGTCCGTAGCGTTTGGCAAACTCCTTTACACCGTCAATGCGTCCGGCTGCGGTCAGTTGCTCAATGGCATAAAAGAACCGCGTACTTACGTGTGCGCTTTCAATATCGTTTTTCATACCTGTAGTATTACTTGTTCATCTTTTCTATTATGGCAATCAAGCGGGAATTCTGTTCTATGAGGCGGGCATTTTCCTGCATGGCCTTTTCAAGCATAGCGTTGTCGGTCACGCTGCCGATGCCAACTATTGAGGTTGAGTTCGTGGTGCTTCCGCCGTATATGTCGGCAGGTGACACACCGATAACCGCTGCGACACGTTCGAGCAGGCTTGTACGAATGTCGTCTTTGGCGAGTTGTTGCGACAGATTTTGTGACGTTATCCCTATGCTCGCGGCCAGCCGGTTATTTCCATAACCGCGATTCCTTGCATAGTTTTTTAATGTTTCTCCGTTCATTACCAATTAGTTACGCAAAAATGTTATTCAAGACGCAAAAAAAGTGCGTCAAAAATTTTTTTCTACAAATCAAACACTTTATATTTGCAAAGGATTTGAGAAAATATTTACTAAAAAACTTTGCAAAATTACATCTAAAAAACGGACTAAACAAGTGTATAAACATAAAATTCATTAACCTATTTACAACAACGATTATGGAAACAAGCGAAAAGATGATGCGTGAGTTCTTAAAGACTGCGCAGATGTGGCAAAGAAAAGCGATGCTGAAACGCAAGGCCGATGTTGAGGTAAAAGTAGACCTCTTTAACGGAAAATCAAGTGTTCATGTATCGGCGTTTCTGCGTGACGAAAAAAGCGGATTGGCAAAGGACGAGAACGGCGAATTGATAAGCAAGCACGCCATTCTGTACTACTTTGACGATGAACAGGTGAGCAGGGTTTGTTTCGAGGCTGTCGGCGAGTTTCTAACCAACCACAACGCAATTTGAGTATGAAAGCATTTTCAAGCATTTGGTTAATTGCCAGCATCGCGGTATTGCCGTGCGTGCTGAACCTCGAAAAACTGGGATGCTGCGCATTTGTCATGGCGAATGTCGTCTGCAGTTTCCTGTTGTTCAAGAAACACAACCCCGAGTACATTATCCACTAAACAAGCAATGATTATGAGTGACGAATTTATGACACAGCACGAGGCGGAACTGCGCAAGCGCAACGCCTCCATTCTCGCGGATTTCGATGCCCTGCGTGGGCAGAATCCCGATGCAAGCGACTGGCGCATTATGGGCCTGTTGAGCAAGCGTTATCACGTAAGCACACAGACAATACGCAACGTGGTGAGAAAATGACACATGACGAGCCGCAAGTAACGATGTCGGGCCGATACCCAGTGTGTGAGGCCGCACGCCGGCTGGAATGCAGCCGCAAGACCCTGCACAAGTGGGCGCGTTACTTTCACATCGTACCGAGTTACAATAGCGCGACAGGGCGCAGCACCTTTACAGGGCAGCAACTCTTGAAATTGTGGCGAGCCGTAAATTGATTAACCGATAACAACAACTATTATGAACGAGAACGAAAACAAGACTGGCCTTATCTACAAGAAACTGGGTGAGGTTATGGGTAAGATTGGCGCGATTGATAAAGAGCGCAAAAACGAGCAGCAGGGATTCATGTTTCGTGGCATTGAAGATTTCATGAACTCTTTACATGGACTTATGGCCGAGGCCGGCATCATTATCCTGCCCAGTGAGATTGAACACATACAGGAAAACTTTGAAACCACAAACCGAGAGGGGCGCAAAAGTCTGCAGTTCCGCACACGTCTGCACATTCGTTTCACCTTCGTATCAACAGAGGACGGCAGCACGGTTACGGCTGACGGCTGGGGCGAGGCAGCAGACAATGGCGACAAGGGTTACAACAAGTGTAAGAGCATCGCATTGAAGTACGTGCTTATGCAAATGTTCCTTGTGCCGACAAAGGACATCGCAGACCCCGACAAGGAAACGCCGGACGAAGTACAGGGCAAGGTAACACAGAACAAGGCCGCACAGG